CCAAAGGGGTAAAAAAGCGTCGCATCGACAATGCTGCGCGAAACGTTGTCCCCCCTCTCTCTTCGACCACAGAACATGGCCGCGCCTTCGGCGGTTCCTATGCCTGGTGGCAGGGAGAGAGGGAGTCGTACCTCCGTGGTGTTTTGGATCCAGAGGTCGTTCACGAGCCAGAGGCTATGGTAGCTTGTGACAAAGGAAAAGCGCGACCGTTGGTGAAAAATCACCCTTCCTATCTACTCCTGAGGCCGCTCCATGAGGTTCTCTACAACACTCTTTCGGATGAGAATTGGCTACTTCGTGGTCCGCCAAGTAGGGAGAAGTTGGCACGTGCCGGGTTTACAACCGGTGGCGACTACTTCTCCGCTGACTTTACGGCCGCGACGGACAATCTTCCGATCGAGGTTGCGGAGGCCGTCATAGACGAACTCACTCTCCTTTCTCACTCCTCTCTTTCCCCCATGTTCTCTGAGGCCCGACGTTCTTTGCGCACGCGTATCCGCGTTAAGGACGACGACGGCAACTTTGTTCTGGATTGGGAGTTTACTCCCTCGGTGGGCCAGTTGATGGGGAACTTGCTTTCCTTTCCCCTCCTGTGCATCCAGAATTTTTGTTTGTCGAAGTGGGTCGATGAACTTGTCGGTGAATGTCCTCCTCGTCTTATCAACGGGGACGACCTTCTCGTGCAAGCCTCAGAGGTGTGGGTCTCTACATATCGGCGCGTCTCGCCATCCTTTGGAATGAACCTTAACAAGAAGAAGACTTCGTACACGTCTCGCTTCTTTGTAATTAACTCCGTCTATTTTACGCATAGATGGAAGCAGGTTAGTTTTGTCAGGATGGGCGCGTTCACGAACAATGATCCCAGGGTGCTGAATGAGTCGCTGCGTGGACTTCTTTGGGGTTTCAGCACCCGACACTCGAAGTACAAGGTTGTGGTAAGACGGTTCCTTGAAGCGAAAGCATGGCTGGTTCACAGGTCATGCCGGACGCTCTACAAGTTGGGGATCCGTTTTCCACGTCGAGTGGGGGTCCGTGTTCCTGGTCGATTGTGGAGACGGGAAAAGAGAAGAGTTGAGGCGTTCGAGGCACCCGTGCCACCCCCCGAAAAGTTCGGGTTCCACCAGCGTATGGTGGTTTATTCCGACCCTCTTTTAAGGAGGTCTCTTTCGGATCGGGAGGTGGCAGAGCGCGTGGTGAACGAGACGTGGAGATTGGGCGAGTACGAGCAACCCGAGAAGCTGAAGGGGAAGAAGCTCCTGAAGTTACTCGCGGAGAAGCCAACAAGGAGGGGTGGTGGGGAGAAAGCGGTGGCGGCGAGGGAGAGACTTATCTTTGTGGGGGGAGTCCAGTCGAGGGCGCTCCCAGAGTCGTTAATTGAGTGCTTTGAGGGCACACACACACTTACACGTGTCGTCGAAGGGGATGTCGATGTCCAGGGGCGGAAAACATACTGGATCGAGTACGATACATGTGAGTTGTGTGAACGGTTACTCTGGGTTAAGCGTCAAGACCGGCTTGACAAGATAAGGGAGGAGGAGCGACTCGCGGATGATCGTCTCAAGGGTTTATTGTTGGCACCCGGGGGGATTTCATATCCTTCCCCAGCTGACCCTTGGGGTTTCACTGCGCGAGCGGGTTTGGTGGTTCTTCCGTCTTAGTTGGCTATCGGTGACGGGTAGGACCTTTACTATTTTTTATTTTTTTTCTTTCTACGTCGTTCTGGGATGAAGATAATCCTCTGGGAACGGGCGTAGCAGCCACATTGGGAGTTTCGACGAAAGCCTGAAATGCGCTGTTTGACATCTG